ATGTTTAGCGTACCGCCTGTAGTATATCCAGCATCTACAGCAAAAAATGAAGACTCATCCTTAGCGGAGGAGTTCCAGTTAATTCCTATGCTACTCCAGTATATTGGAGATGTGGCTTCCGCCCATGTAATAGGTGCTGTCACGGTGATCCAGTAGCGGTCGAAATCCTCATAGCGGATCCAGAATGTCTATCACGATCGTCCTGATCCTGAAGTTCAATCACGGATCTGTCGAAAGCGGCTTGCCAAAGGCCGACACGCTGATCATTCATTAGAAATGGTTCTGCGTCCAAAAGGGCTCCGTAAAGGTACAGGTCTGGCGCATTTGTCAGAACCCAATTCGTATCGCCGTCAGCAGAGAGTGGGTCAAACTTCTTGTAGAATACCATCTCAATAGTCTGCACGCTTGCGGGGGTCGGGCCTAATTGCATCTCATTTGCAATTACTGAGTAGAACTGAGGGGTTCCAGAACCACCTCTTCCGCTGTAAAGGCGGTCAAACATCTCAGGGGAAACATACTGCATTGCGGTCACAGGGCTGGTGTTAACCTGAACATTTCTCATCTGCAGGAATCCTCCCGGCAGAGCCAGATTTTGCTGACCAGCAACAGTGCTCGCAGTCTGTTTGGACTCCATAGCCCGAATTCTAAGATTTCTATTAATTCTTGACTCAGCCAGAGAAATAAACTCAGGTATACGGGCCGTCAAATCAGAGCGATCAAGCCAGTTGGCTACCGCAGTCTTGAGTTCGCCATAATTGCTTATTGCCATTCCATATCCTTGATGCGTTTATAGGGCTGTGCCCTGTGTTTTTTGACGGGCCTCTGTTTGTCCCTAGCCTTCTGCTCTAATCTTTTTCTTCTTTTCGACTTATCGGGCATAAGCCCCGCCTCCCGTAACCGGGAAATTAAAACCTTATGTTTATATTTTAAAACTAAAATCCCTACAAAAAAGGGATTTTAGTTTTAAAATAATATAAACCTTATACTTTAATGTAAGGTTTATATTAACAAATCCTACACTTGATAAGGAAATACGGAGTTTTCCCTTTATAATCATATATTTATACCTCTCTAGTGCAATTTTCAGAAAACAAAGTGTGTATACCCGGAACGTTTTTTTACCCCTCCGGTGTATGGATAGGATATATATATAATACATTTTACCAAAAGGGGTGGGGTGGGGGTCTATATTCCACAATTTTAAAAAGGAAATAAAACCCTGGCATCAGTAAGGGTATATTCCAAATGGTTTGGAGGGTGTGAGAGAGGGTGGAGGTTGCATCTTTTTCATAAAAAAAATTTATTTAATGGCCCGGTGAATAGAGAGTCCTTATGCATTATTATAGGGCAACGATGCACCATTTCAGTGCGTATAAGGTAACGGTCAATTTCCCTACTGTCTTTATGGTTTTTAATTTTCGGCAGACACGATGGAAGGATAGAGAGAGAGAAGAGAGGCTATAGAGAGGACAGGTTATACCCAATTAGAGATATCTCTTCAGAGATATATAAAATATCCCTTTTGGGGTAGTGAGGATTTCTGCTCTCGGCCCTATATTCCCTTTTGTTGTCGGCCTGCTGTGGTCAGCCCTAGCGGTACAGGGCCCCTCCCATAACTGGAGGACATAACCAGCAGATCACCGTCAACCCGATTCTTCCGGCGGCCTGTAATTGCATTCAATTGCAGACCTGAGCAGGACTGGCCCAGCCACGGCGGGCATCTGTACAGACACCACTCAGGGATTCCTCAGTCTGGCCGGTGTGGCGGTACCGAATAACTGACTATCACAGTGTAGACCGTGGGCTATACGCCGATAGAGTGACGTTGCTAGGGTTTAGCGGGGCACATTGTCCCGTTAAGCCGTATCAACACAAACAGGAACGTAAACCATGAGTGAATATAACGGCTGGAGTAATTGGGAGACTTGGAACTGTGCGCTGTGGGTTGGCAATTCTGAGACATTAATGCTTTTAGCAGAAAAATCTATCTCCTATGATGATTTTATTGCTCAGTTGAAACACGTGGCAGGCGGTGCGGATCTGTCAGAAATGACGCCGGACGGTGCACGCTGGGAGGACGCAGATTATTCAGAAATGAATGATTTGATAATGGAAATACAGTGATTCAATTTATGCCCCGATTCAGCGGGGCATATGTGGACTCACTAAAACAGGAAAGCAAATCATGAAATTAATTAGCATTAGTAGCAATGAAACCGTGGTATCCTTCAGTAACGGCACTGAGATTTTATTCTCATACAACACGCCGGTTGCTGGTCGTCGCCTTGTAGACGGTGCCCTGCAGATATTCAAGACGAATAAAAAATGGAGCAGAACCACTTCAAAGCATATCAGCAAGTATCTCAATACGTTCATCAGGGATGAAGTGGCAGAACTGTCTCAGGAGGAGATTAATTCATTAGGTTACAACATCAAAGGAGTGCAAAATGTCTAATTTTCGCAGTGTAAAATATCAATTTGGCGGAAAGACGGCCCCAGTGGCAAAGTTTCCCGCTAAGGTCAAACAGCAGTATTTTGATCAATCAAAGGCTGACACCGTTTCGGATGTCGTTAACGTTGAAATCACCGCAGAAATGCGGGCTAAATATGAGGGCAAGTGATAATGACTAAAGAAATTAGAGATATCCAGTCTCAATTATCTGAGATTTACAAACTCAGTCAGAAAGACGATGAGGTGTGTAAAGATGAGTTAATGTTGCGATCACTGATCGCTTTGTCGGCCCTTGAGTCTCATTTACGGGAGGCTGAATAGTGGCTCAATTTATACCCGCCTTAGGGCGGGTATATGTGGACTCACTACAACAGGAGATAAAATGAACGTTTACAAGTCGCTGGAAAGAATCCAGACCGTGTTCTACGATGATGACAGCATCGCAGGATATCATTTTTTCTGCAGAAACATTATGGACGGTAAGCAGAGAATTTTCTCTGTCACACCTTCGCAGGTAGGCGACAGAAACCCGCATGAGGACGCTATAAAATGGCGGGATGGCACTCTGATTCAGAATGCTTTCCCGTATCTGTACCCAAATGAGCGGGAACTGTTGCTCACCGGCCTTTTGCCAGAAGAAATGGAAAACCCCGAATCATTAGGAGAATGGGAATGAACATTTTTGTAACCGACACCGACCCTGTAATTTGTGCATCGCACCATTGCGACAGGCATGAGGCCAAAATGATTCTTGAATCGGCTCAAATGCTGTGCGCAGTCTGGCATCGCTACGGTGAGACATTCCCCAACATGTACAAATTGACCCACTCTAACCACCCGTGTACCCGCTGGGCTGGCGATAACACCGCTAATTATTACTGGCTTGTCGATCTGTACCAAGCCCTTAACTCACAACGTGTGAACCGTGGTAAGGCGAACCACAAATCCTATGCCACCCTATACCCTTACATCTTACGTGGCCCTAGCGGGCTTCCTGAGAGCCGTGAGCGCACACCATTCGCTCAGGCTATGCCTGACGAATTCAAATGTGAGGATGCTACGTTAGCCTATCGGCGGTATCTGCTGGCCAAGCGTGATGAGTGGCGTACACGTGGGCTGGATTTCACCTACAAAGACAGACAAGCACCTGATTGGCTCAAGGAGGGCCAGTAAATACGATGAATTTTGCAATCATTGAAAAGAATATGGAATTCGGAAAATGTTTTTGCGTAATGATGTACCTAACAGACCCCAAGAACACTGTCCAGTCGTTCATTGGGTGGGACATAGACAGAGTGCGTCAACGCACGTGGTCTAGCATGGTCGATGGCGATACCGTCACCGAATACACCGAAGAAGAGTGGATTGAGGAAACAAAATGATACCAATAATTTTAACGCTGTTAATAATCACGCCAATGGTAGCGGGAATGTTGTATCTCGCCTCGCTAATCTTGGGAATGCTTATACACGGAGAAAAGGATTAAAAATATGTTTGATATTGGAGACAAAGTTATCAGCCACACTGACCGCTCATGCGGTAACGTGTTGATAATAAAGGAGAAACATGAAGTAATGGACTCAGAAGGGAACACTGACTTCATGTTTTATGTGGAGTCGCCAGAGGGTACGCATGGCGAATGGTTATTTTACGGAGAAATAAAACATGCATAAATTATTCAAAGAAAAAGATATGATCAGGTACAGCCTGACTGGTGAAACTCTTGTGGTGTGCGAGGTGGCTGAGTGTTCGATCATGCTGGGCCACAACATGTACTACTGTGAGCATAAAAACGGATACGGGAATTGGTATCTCGATGATGAAATTGAACCAGCGGAGGCGCAATCAAATGGGTAGAAGAAAACCAACAATAGAGGAGTGGCTAGACATCAAGGCCGAGCGTGATATGGAAAGAACCATAAATGCTACTGATCCATACGTAAAAGAATATAATGATCCCATGATGGATGCAGATATTCAGGAGTTGTTCGACAGGCTTGGATCAAAAGGAGTTGATGAGGTATAAATATATGATTTATAACAGGAATCAGACACTTTCCTTATCAAGTACGGAGGATGTGTCTGTTAATTTTAACCTTAAATAAAGATAATCCAGACCCTTTAGAGGGGTCTGGATTATCTTAGGAAATAGAATGAACAAGAAAAGATACACCCGAAGAAATCTGGTTGGGGTCAAGGGCAAGTCAACTCTGCTCAAGGGTCTAGCCAAAATGAGAAGGCTTCATCAAGAAGCAAGAACAAACGTGCGTCTCAGAAAGCAGAATGATTTTGAGCGAAGTCTAAACTCCATGGCTAAATGGCTGGAGTCTGTTAAGAAGTGCCCTCCCAGACACTACGGAAAGGTCTGGAATGATGAGAAGGATCACATCGTAGCGCAGTGTGAGCGCATGTACGAAGACATGCAATCGTCAACAGCAAGCGATGTGTTTATGGGCGTCGCCAGAAACTGGCGTGATGACAAGTCAGGAGATGGAAGGTTTATATCTATGGACAGGTTGCGTTGGAGCATGGCCAAGTCCTCTTGGGATTACAGCAACAGAATGCAGTCATCGAAAGACCCGTACTGGAACCCACCATCAGAGCCTGCAAAGTGTACCAGTTATGGCAAGGACTATGAGGTTTACGCTGACTACCTTATAAACGTTGCTGAAAAGCACAGGTTTGATGGAGGTGGAAAGGTTGTAAAGTCTGTCGGCATGCGTGATTGCGGTGGCGGCAGATTCGGACAGAGGATTATAGAATGGACATAACACCGCAAGATATTGAGAAGTACAGCAGGATAACTGAGGCCCAGCGCAAGGTACGTGATAGCGGAGAGTTCATCGGAGAAGTGCTAGACCGTATGGCTAACGGTCTGGATATGAAGGGAATCAAACTGCCATTCCCGCAGTTCGATGAACTTTTTCGACTGCGCAAGCAGGAACTCACTGTCCTTGCAGGGGTGAACGGCGCTGGTAAGTCTATGTTCGCAGGGCAGGTCATGATCAACGCCATGGAACAGGGATACAAATGCTTGAGCATCAGTTTGGAAATGTCTCCGGCATCTCAGGTATCCAGAATGATACGTCAGTGCAGTCTGCAGAAACACCCAACACGTGACGCAGTGCTGTCTTATGCAGCATGGACGCACAACAAAATGTACTTCTATGACCAGCACGGAAGCGTAGATGGCCGCACGATGATGTCTGTCATCCGCTATGCGAAGGAGAACTTCGATATAGATTTTGTTTTGGTTGACAGCCTGATGACTCTATCTATGGCAAGCGATGACTGGAACGGTCAGAAGGATGTGGTATGCAGCCTAGCCAATGCTGCCCGCAATCTTGATCTGCACGTAATGCTGGTAACTCATGCACGCAAGGGGAACAGCATCAAGGACAGGCTGGATAAGTGGAGCGTTGCAGGTTCAGCAGACATAACAAACCGTGCAGACAATGTGATTATCCTTGGTCGATTGTATGAGATGGATGGCGCTGATGCTTACATGAGCCTAGCGAAAGCACGACACTTTGATGGAGCAGAAATGGACATGGATTTGAGATTTGATATGGGAAGCCTGAACTACTATGTGAATGGTAGATATCCAGAGCAGAAGGGAATGATACTGGATGACACAGGCCCTACTGATGGTGTGACAGGATCTCTAGCGAAGGTAGGTTTAGATGAGAAAGCCGCCTAACTACACGCTGGAAGATTCTAAGTTTGATGGTGATAAGTATTTCTTCTATGTTCATAAACACTACTGGACTTTAGATGAGTTAGATGAAATGCTTCAGGCTCTACACTTTTTTGTTCAAGACAAGATAGTAGTGGAGATGGAAAAACTAGGGCGGCATGATGTCGCAAAGAAAATAAAGGAGGGAAAATTAGAACGTGAAACCTAGTTCGGGCAAGGCCAAGGGACGGAGGTTGCAGCAGTGGGCAATGAACCTGATACTTGATAGGTTCACCGGACTTGAGGAAGATGACGTAACAAGCAGATCTATGGGGGCAGGAGGTGAAGACGTTTTGCTTTCCCCCAAAGCAAGAAAGAAGTTTCCGTTCAGTATTGAGTGCAAGAATACCGAACGTCTTAACCTGCACCGTGCTTACGATCAGTGCAAAGCAAACGCAGGTGATCAACACGAACCGCTTTTAATTGTAAAAAAGAACCACAGCGCACCTTTGGCGGTAGTTGATGCTGAATGGTTCATACGTAACTGGAGATAAAATGAACATGTCACCTTATATGCCACGGCATCGTGGTATCAGCAGTTGGTTAGACCGAATGGAAGACCTTTGGGATCGTGCTTTGCTGCCACAAGACGGACAGATTCTGGCGCAGTCTGAGATGGTAACAAAGTATTACCGTGTGAAGTACGATGACGATGGTTCTATTCACTACCTACCAATCACTAAAGAAGAGGCAATGAAGAGTGAGTCCAAAGACAAAGAATAACTATGAGAAAAAACTGAAGCGACCATTTCCTATTGGTTCTGTTTCGTTTCGCAAGGGCCCCGGTTCTTCTAAGGAACTGGCGTACATCACCGCACGTGATGTGATGCAGCGCCTAGATGAAGTGTTCGGAATTGATGGATGGTCTGATAAGTACCAGTACATCGGAGATAGAATGATGTGCGAGTTGACCTGCAACTTTGACGGTTTACTGGTTACTAAATCTGACGGGGCTGATGACAGCCAGATCGAAGGGGCTAAGGGTGGAATCTCTGACGCACTCAAACGTGCAGCAGTTAAGTTTGGTATCGGGAGATACCTTTATCATCCGGGCGCATTTAACGGAAGACAGCCAGCATCTTGGGCGACTCCAGAGGGATACGACAAAATCATGGCGGAGCGTGAGGATGCGGAGGTTGTTGAGTTTCAGAAGGAACTTAAGAAAGCGAGTAATAAAAAATGACAGAGTTTAGAACTGATCTTGGGAAAAACATTTTCCACAACAAGTACGCACACAATCGCTATGAAACATGGGCGGATCGAGCGCAGGCCGTGGTTAATGCGGTATGCGGAGACAATCAGGGAACTGATGCTCCCCTGCTTACCAAGACAGAGCGTGATCAACTTACCCAGTATCTAACTGAGTTCAAGTGGCTTCCGGGTGGTCGCTACTTGTGGTACGCTGGCCGAAAGGCAAGGTTCTATAACAACTGCTACCTTCTCAAAGCAGAGGAGGACAGCCGTGAGGAATGGGCCGACCTGTGGCGAAGAGCAGGATCCTGCCTGATGACTGGTGGCGGTATTGGTATTGATGTTTCAGCATTTAGGCCAAAGGGTAGAACCCTAAGCAAGACTGGCGGTGTATCCTCTGGCCCCATTCCGTTTCTGCTGGCGACCAACGAGATTGGACGCAACGTAATGCAGGGTGGGTCAAGACGGTCTGCCATGTACGGCAGTCTGAACTGGAGGCATGAAGATGCCTCTGAGTTTCTGACAGTCAAGAATTGGGATGATGATACCCGTGCCCGCAAAGAGGCAGACTTCAACGCTAGTGCTCCTCTGGACATGATGAACATCAGCCTGAACTATGACGATCAGTGGTTGTCCGACATGGACAACGAAATCTTTTTGACGAACGTCAAGCAAGCGATGATGACGGGTGAGCCCGGCTTCAGTTTTAACTTCGGTGATAAACAATCTGAGACTCTGCGTAATGCTTGCTGTGAGATCGTTTCCTCCGACGACTCTGATGTATGCAATCTATCCTCAATCAACTTGGCAGAGATCAAAGACATCGAAGAACTGAAGGACGTGGTTCACCTTGTCACTAAATTCCTGATGTGTGGTTTGCGTCGTGCCGAACTACCGTACCAGAAAGTGTACGATGTACGCCAGCGCAACAGCAGATTAGGTTTGGGCCTCATGGGTATGCATGAGTGGCTGCTCAAGAACGGTCATCGCTATGAGGTGACAGACGAACTGAAGCAGTGGCTCAAGGTGTATCGCAATGAGAGCGACAAGACGGCTCGTGATACGGCCAATGAGTGGCACATGGTGAACCCCAAGGGGGTGCGTGCTATCGCTCCCACAGGGACGATCAGCATCCTTGCGGGCACCACGTCAGGCATTGAGCCAGTGTACAGCGTTGCATTCAAGCGTCGATACCTGACCGAAGGCACACGATGGAAGCATGAGTATGTTGTAGATGGCACAGCCCAGACTCTGATTGATTTGGGTATCAGCCCCAAGAAGATTGAGTCGGCTGTCGATCTGGCAGCAGATCCGGAGCGTCGTATCAAGTTTCAGTACGACGTACAGCGGTACGTAGATCAGGCGATCAGCAGTACCATCAACCTCCCCGCATGGGGCAGTGAACTGAACAATGAGGGATTGATTGGGCAGTACGCACTGTGGATTCAGAAGTATGCCAAAGGGTTACGTGGTCTAACAGTGTATCCTGACGGCGCAAGGGGCGGTCAACCACTGACGGTTGTACCGTATGAAGAAGCAATCAAACACAAAGGCATAGTCTTTGAAGATCACAATGAGGAGCAGTGTCTAAGTGGAGTATGTGGAATCTGATTGTACACAAGACCTATATCATCAACAACAACTGGAACAACAGGAAAAAGAAATGAGCGATAAGTACGAAGCAAAACCGGGATCAATTGCTGTCTTCAAAGCAGACAAAGGCGACAATGAAAAGCGTCCTGATTACACTGGAAATATAGTCACCCCTAAAGGAGAGAAGTTGCAGGTATCTCTTTGGATTACCGAATCTCAGAAGGGTGACAAGTATTTCTCTGGACGTGTTCAGGAGCCATACAATGGAACCGGTGGAGACGGTGCTAGTCAGTCTGCATCTGACGTACCTTTTTAATGGAGATCACTTACCACGATGGAGAGGTTATTAACCTCTCCTTCGACTCCAAACTTCACGCTTATAGGGTAGATGGCAAGCCAGTAGCATCGGCAACCAAGGTGCTTGGAGTTATCTCCAAGCCCGCCCTTATACCTTGGGCATTGAAGCAGGGTAGTGAGTGGCTAGAGAGAAACTTATTTATTGACGATGAAGATAACAAAGTTAAACCGTTTAAGTATACAAGTCGCCTCGGACTTGGGGCGATTATCAAAGGTGTTAAGTCGGCTTACAGGGGCAGTTCAGGAAATGCGCTGGAAACTGGATCGACTGCGCACAAGTGGATCGAAGATGCACTGGAAATATTTATTGAGGGCGAGGGTTCTTTTGGCGATGACAACCTTCCGGATCTACCTGATGATCAGGATGCCTGCAATTCTATTGAGGCGTTTCAAACGTGGGTAGGAGAGAATGATGTAGACTTTATATCATCTGAAGAAAAGATATACAGCAGAACCGACAACTACGCAGGGACTTTAGACTGTGCTGCATATGTGAACGGAAGCCTGTGCATCATAGATTGGAAAACATCAAAGGGTATTTATCCTGAGTACCATTTGCAAAATGCGGCCTATGCAAAAGCATGGGAGGATATACATGGCAAGCCTGTGGAGCAGACTCTAGTTCTCAGGCTTGATAAAGCAACAGGTAGATATGAGCAGGGCTACCAATCAACAGTAGAGTGGAATAAAAATTATGAAGCGTTTATATGCGCCCTCAATCTATTTAACAGATTGAAGGAGTTAAGATGATTGATGAGAAGGATGTTAAGAATATGGTTGTATTCCATATGAAAGCGGTGATTGATTTGATAGATTCTCACAGGATTGACCCTGAAGAGTTGGCTGAGTATCTATCTGAGGAGGCTGACAATGCAGATACAGATTGGCAGTCAGAGTTATGGACTGATGTTATCAGGTATATCTACAATGAAGACTACAGTGAAGTCGAATTCAAACATTAGAGCGCACGATATAGTATGGGGTAGGGGTTCTTCTTTTAATCTTGGTACTGTACACGGATGTAACTTTGGTTGCGAAAGATACAAGACACCAAATAATAAATGGAAGTTCATTATAAACAGGCGTGACGGTGGCCCTTGGTATGTTCATTACGACAAGCAAGAATACGACACTGTTACAGAACTTGAGTCTGCCATAGCGGAGTGGATACGTGATAATTAATTTGAATGAACTTGAGGCTAGGCTGGCGATCAGCATAGGAACTGAGAGATGCCTGTCATCTCTTAGGAAGAACAGCAAAGATGTTGCAGGGTACAAG